CGCTGGAGCATGAGATTGTTCCACATGAATCCTTTATTGGATCTATCAGCAAAAGCTTCTCTTAGCCCAACCTTGTTCTTAGAACCCTTTTCGCGAACACCAGGATACGCACTAAAAATATTGTCGCTGGTATCGCCACGCATACACTTTTCAAAGAGCAGCCATTCAGGATCCGGTGCCGGTTTGACTTCCTTGGTCTTCTTGTCAACTACAGGTCGACCTTTGTCGTCGTAGTAGCCTTCGTGTGAGGTTAGTACACCAGCGATGCCATTATACAATTGCACATTAGGTGCAATCAACTGCTCAAAATCTGAGTCGCTGGATACAATTATGTGATTGTCGTTGGGATGCAAATGAATCCAGCGAGCAATAAAATCATCGGCTTCGCACACAGGATTACGAAGAACAGTCACATTGGTCTTTGTACTGATGTATTCATAGAACTTGTCAAAGCTTTCCCAGAACAGCTTTTCTTCTTCGGCTTCTTTGACAGTATGCTTGGCACGAGCATCAGCTCGCTGAGCCTTGTAAGGGGTGTAATAGTCTTTGCGCCAGCTACGCCCTTCAAAGCAGAATACTACATGCTTGCCCTGTCTATCTCGCCATTGTTTGAGAACAGCGGCAAGAATAATATGGTAGCTCATGGCTACACGCTCTTCAGGATCACCGTTGCGGATCACATGACGGGCACGAAAGAAAAGGTTAGCGGCATCAACGATTAAGTAGCTCATGTTGCTATTATAGCGTCAAATGACTTAGGTGTCAATGTTTTTTAAGGTACTAACGATGACCAGATATTATCAATAGCTCGCAGAGGTTTGATAATACTGGATTCGCAATAGTGGATCAACAGTGCTTTTCTAGCTCGCTTGCTTGGATTAGGCATGCTTGAGTGCAAGAGCCGTGCGTTATAGCAAAGCACAGATCCTTTGGGCATTTTTGGTTGCTTGACTAGATCCGTAAAGACTTGATTGTACTTGCCTTGGTAGCAGGCATCTATGGGATAGTCTTCAAGTTGACTTTGGTCAACCAAGCCAGTACTACCGGATTTGCTGTCAATGTCGTGCAAGGGAATGATCAATTGTAAGGCCAGCAATCGTCGATCAAAGTTCCACTCAGGAAAACGATGTGGTGTATCCACATGCGGATTTATAATATTACTGCCGGGTTCAATGGTCACAACATCAGCGGCATACAGTCTTGGATCTAACAAGATGTTACGAACTAGATCAAATGTTATTTTTTCAATGCATTGGAATTCAGGCCAATCTAATACCTGTTGACTCCACCAAATAGCAAGATTGCCTAGGTCAAGTATGCCAGCACCTTCGGCATAGTTCTTGTGGATGTCAATGGCACGACGCGGTCCTAAACGATCAATGCGAGCATAAAACGCATCAATTAAAGAATCGTTGATATGAGATTTCTTTAATAACCAACCTTTGCCATCAGTTAGTTTTTTGCGATCCGCCATGCTTATTCTTGTTTGCGTGTTTTGTCGTTGGTAGACATCCTGCCAGCATCTGCTACAAAAGAACCGTCAGCTAAGCCATCCATGCCAACATTGCGACACAGTTCAGTGAACCATTGATCAACAATGTCTTCGGGAGTAGGGCCACGGTAGCCATGATCCATTAGGTGACGCACAAATGCCGGGTTCCATTCAAGTTCGAAATAACCTTGCTTGGGGTTACTTGCATCCAAATTGGCTTTGACAACTTGTACCCAAGGTTCAGGATTATTACGCATACTTTTAGCAGTAGGTGTGCGCTTGAATAGGTTCTTTATAAATTTAAACATTTTTAGGTTTTTGCCCTTAGGTTAAGATATGGTCCCCAACGATTGCCAGTTTCCAGGAAAAATTTGTAAGGCTCTGCTGATTTGTCTCGAAAAGGTTTGGCACCAAAATCTAACAAGCCCTTTTGATTAGTTATGTTGATGAAAGCGTCTTTGTATGCTCGATTCATTACGGCAATTTTATTGATCTGTCAAGAGCCAGCATTAAAAATCTTTGCTTCTCTAAGTGCCAACTCATTGACTAAGGCATCTCGCCATTCAATGCTTTCAGTATACCATTTTTCTTTTTCTTCTTGGGTGCGATAGCACCCTATACAATACCCTTTTGCATCAAGCTGACAAATTCCTATGCACGGGTTGGTATCGCTGGCATGTTTATCCGATTCTATGGAGGTGCTGTGTTTGCTCATCTTCGTCTATTCTTTTTTTGACTTTTTGCTTTGGTGCAAACAAGGCCGCAAGCTTGACCTTACTTTTTTCCACAAGCGACTTAGAGCGACTTGGCGGAGTAACTGAAAATCCATTATGCCGCAAGGCATGAAGCTCATGGTTAATAAGACAGCGAGGGCACATTTCATTGAGTCCAAGAACAACAAATGTTTCAGACGAGCATGAATGTGTCCATGTTTGAATTCTAGTGTTCATAATCGTATATATCAAGTAGAGGAGGTTTTTCTAAAGTTTTTAACATCACTGACGGCTGTTTTCAGCGTTTCAGCATAGTTTAGAGCCTGCTGTTCAGTCATTATAATACTGGCCTGATATTCAACATAACCTCGAGTTAGCAAACGCCAAATAGTTTGCCACCGGTTTAATTCCCATACCCGTGTCTTTTGTGTGGTATATGTTGTTACACTGACACCGGTATCCTCAGATTCAATCCAAACATTATGGTCATGGTCAGGATCGTGACATTCGCAGACAATTTGATAACTCTTGCAGTCACCATAATCGCTGCGTTTGAGAATACCCACTGCTGGAATTTGTGCTTTCATTTGCCCCATCCGTTGCTCCAAATGTCTACATGTAGTCTAGGACTGTAGCGATAACCACGAGCCAATGCTTCGTCGGCAATGTGCCGGTTGTTTGAAAAGTATGCTTCGTCTGTGCCACCCACTGGCATCACATAAACCTGACCACCAAAGCCACCAGCTCTAAACTCTGTGACAGCTTGGTCAACTTCTTCAAAGTCTTCTAGAGTTTCAATAACGAACTTCAAGTAAACATGACCAACGGTTTGATATTGTTGTACTACTTCTGGCTTGATGGCCTGACTCCATGTTTCTCCGCTGGCACTGAGCTTTGGACTGATGCTGAATGTAAGGTGGTCGCTATCGCGACCAAAGCGTGTCCAATCTTGAAACAAGTAGTCATAAAATTCATCGTGTAACTTTTGAGTACCGTTAGTTTCAAAAGTTAGATTGTCTAGGTCTGCCATGCGCGAGCTAGACAACAAAGCAGGATACAATTGTTGCCAGCCCAGCAAGGGTTCACCACCAGTGATAACCAAGTGAACATCGTTGCCGTTGTTTTGCTTCCAATGACGATTTGGTGTCAATGCCAGCATTGCCGCAATGCTTTGGTCAACAGTGTAGCTTGGGCTCAAGTGCTTGAAAGCTGGATGCCAACTGGCATAACTGTCACAGCCCGACTTGGCCAACGGCAAGTCGTTGAATGTTTTGTACAAGTGAACGCTCTTGCCAATCTCGTCTGGTTCTGTGGTTTTTTCTCCTCGCGGTAAACCAAAACCTGCACATTTAAAGTTGCAACCAAATGTTCTAAAGAACACACTGGGTACACCAACAAAACGACCTTCACCTTGTGCTGAGTAAAAGATTTCGCTGACTTTGAATTCATTCATAGATTCGTGACCACCTTTTTAATTTTTCAAACTTGCGATGCTTGGCAAGTTCTACATCATGTTCGTTGACTATATTATGTAATTTTAACAGATCTATTGCCGCTTGTAAATCCCCTACTTCTTCGGTCAAGCGTTCACGGTTAGATCCACCGTCTTTGAGATGTGTTTCATTGATGCCAAATCTACGGATCTTACAGACCATTTGGCTGACTTCGGCACATTCCTCTTGTAGCACCGTGAGGATTTCTTCTTCTCGCGTCATGTTATTCATTCTTTAACCTCCCAAGCCCAATTGACAACCTGCCAGTCACTGAGGCAATCTTCAAAACAATAATTGTCATCAACATGCTCTTTGCCAAACTTTTCGCACATTTTACCATACCAATACGGATAATATCGTTGACGAATTTCATCCTCAGACAAGGTCTCAACATATCCACCTGTGTCGTCGGCTCTTGGCGAATCTGGATCATATTCGTTGTAAGAAAAATATCTCATTTCAGAAACACATCATTGATTTGTCGATTTACACGGATAAAGGTTGTGCATTTAGGCAGTTGCTTGAGAGTTGGTGCACCAACATAGGTGCAGGTGCTACGCAGGCCACCAAGCAGATCCAGCACAGTGTTTTTCACTGGACCTTTGTATCGTATTTCAACTGTTCGGCCTTCGGAAGATCGATATTCTGCTACACCACCGTGATGTTTTTCCATGGCAGTGTCTGAACTCATGCCGTAAAATCTAATGAATTTTTTTGTTTCTGTAATAAAATTATTACCTATTAGATCAACACGATTAGTATTATAAGTTTCTGTAATTATTTCGCCGCCGCCTTCGTCGTGTCCTGCCAACATTCCTCCCAGCATGACAAAGTCTGCGCCTGCGCCAAATGCCTTAGCCACATCGCCTGGGCAAGTGCAACCGCCATCAGCAATAATATGGGCATTGAGGCCATGTGCCGCATCAGCGCATTCAATGATCGCAGAAAGCTGCGGGTAGCCAACCCCAGTTTGTACCCTAGTTGTACATACCGATCCCGGTCCAATTCCGACTTTGACAATGTCTGCTCCTCGTAGAATAAGTTCTTGGGTCATATCAGCCGTGACCACATTGCCGGCAATAATAGTACAGTGCGGCCAAGCATTGCGAATATCTGAGACATAATCAGCAAAGCGTTCTTGATACCCATTGGCTACATCAACACAAATAAAATGAATCTCAGGGTAGGCGTCGATAATTCTACTCAGTCGACGAAAATCTTCTTCGTTGGTTCCTGTGCTGACAGCAAAATAGTTGCCGCCAATGCTGCCTGCGAGATCACCCAGGTCGCTTTCATCATAGCTTTTTGTCAAACAGGTAAACATACGATGCTCGTACAAGGCCTCGGCCATGCGTAAAGTACCAACACCATCCATGTTTGCAGCCATGATAGGAACGCCGGACCACTCAAACTTACTATGCTTAAACACATAGTTGCGTTTGAGTTCAACTTCACGACGACTAGCCAGTGTGCTACGCTTAGGACGAATCAGCACATCACGGAAATCTAACTTGATATCTTCTTCGATTCTCATTT